CGTCATTCTCCTCCCGTTAAATCAGCCCGGCGTCTTTACGCTGCTTGTATTTCGCCATTAACAACTCGGCTGGTGTTGGCCCACGATCCTGCAAAGGTGCGGCTATAGCGCGACGAACGGGTGGTATGGGCTTTCCAGCAAGAGTGCGTTTTTCCCAGTCATGCAGGATGTCGCCAGCAGCCCGGATAAGTTCCTTTTCGCTGAGTTGCCCCTCCGTTCCACGACGGCGCAACTCCAGGCAGACGTGGTAATACAGCGGGTTTTTATCCCTCCAGGGGAATTGCTCACTCGTCGGATAGCGAAAAACAAGTTTCCGCCAGCGCCAGTATTCGCTCATGATGTCGTCCACACTGACTCCCAGCGCGCCACTCCCTTCACGGCACCACGAAATAAACTGCCCGGGCGACGGCCAGAACGGTGACTGACTGGATCGGGCTTTCTGCATTCCGGCGGAAAGTTGCTCACGGGAGGTGATGCCTGACTCAGCAAAGGCGGCGATCCATTGCTGCTTTGCAACGCGAATATCATCGCCAGTACGTAGGTTCGTCTGAGTGGATGCCGGAAATACCTGCATGAGATTTTCAAAAAGCATATCCACCAGCTTTTCAGCGTCACTGTTAACAACCTTACGGCCGTCGTAAGAATCTCCAGCCATGCGCGATAGCACTTCGCTGTCGCGATTCTGAATTGCACGATAAAGATCCGGGGTCATAAAAATTTCTCCCATGCTTCAGCACTGTTCCAGTGCGGGCCGGTTTCGGATTTGCTTGCGCTGACATCTGCGCGTGGCTTGCGGGTAGTGTCTTCACGGTGAAGGGTTAACGTGTCCCACTTGGCGCGGAGCTTTGCGGGGGAGAGAATATTTTTGTACCAGAACGAGTCTTTGCAGGCCCATCTGAACAACTCACAAATCTCTTTGTGGGTGCGTCCGTCCAGCTGGCGCATCAGGCGTATGTCATTCGCCCAGCCAGCCATATTCGGTTTTTTCAGGGATGGTTTGGTGATGTCACGCAGCGCC